GGAACTGTTAAATCAGATTAACGAACAGAAGCAGAAAGTGGTAGAGCTGGCAAATGATGGAAAGCTGGAGGAGGCAAAGACGGCCAAGGAAGAACTCCAGAAGATGCAGAACAAATTTGACCTGTTAAAAGACGTTCTGGATCAGGAACCGGCAGCGGAGCCGATCGATCCGACAGCAGAGCCGTCTGGAGTGCATCCAGTAAACATCAACAAAAATCATGCGATTCATGAGTTCGCGGATGCGGCACGTCATTACTTTAGAAATGCAAAAGCGAATACAGAAGGAACGAATGCGGATGGCGGTTATACAGTTCCGGATGATATCAAAACAGAGATCATCCGTTATAAAGAAGCAAGATTTTCAATGGAGTCTCTGGTAGATACGGAGTCTGTATCTGCAGATAGCGGCCGCCGCACCTACCAGTCGAGAGCAGACCATACTGGATTTGCCCAGGTTGCTGAGGGTGGAAAGATTGCGAACGTTCCAGGACCGACCTTCGAGGTACTCGAGTACACAATTAAGAAATACGCGGGCTGGATGCCGGTAACCAGTGAACTGCTGGCAGATTCGGATGTCAATATTACAAATACGCTGATCCAGTGGCTGGGCGAAGGGGATATTGCCACAAAAAACCGTCTGATTCTGGGAGTCCTGCAGACTGACACAGCCACCGAATTAAGCAATCTGGACGGAATTAAAAAGCTGCTTACAGTGACGATTGGCTCTGCTTTTGCTGGAACTTCTAAGATCGTCACAAATGATGATGGTTTAAACTGGCTGGATACCTTAAAGGACACGAATGGCAGATATCTCTTAAAACCGAACATGGATCCGACATCCCCGCTTAAATATCAGCTGGCTGTAGGAGCCACGAATGTTCCTCTGGCGGTAATTCCGAATTCCATTCTTAAATCGAATGTGGCAACAGCAAAGAAGAGAGGAATCCCAATGATTTGCGGCGATCTGAAAGAGGGCATTAAGATTTTTGACCGTCAGAAACTTTCTATCCTGGCATCGAATGTGGCGTCTGTGACTGGATTTAACGCATATGAGCAGGATATGACTCTGTTCCGCGGTATTCTGCGTATGGATGTCAAAGCAAAGGATAAAGCGGCATTTAAAAACGGTGTAATTACGGTGGACGATGCCACTGTATCCGGATCATAAGGAGTGATGAGTGATGGAACTGGAAGATATCAAAAGTTATCTCCGGATTGACGGGGACGAAGAGGACGGTCTGCTCCGGATCATGATAGATGCCGGAAAAGAATTTATCCGGTCGGCGGTTGGTGAATATGATGATACGGATTCAACCGCCCAGGTGCTTCTGGCGGCAGTCGTGCAGAATATGTATGATAACCGGGAACTGATGCAGTCAGAGCAGCAGGTCAAAAAGCGGATCGAGTATACCTTCCAGTCCATGATTCTGCAGCTCCGGATGAAATACGGTTTGAAGCAGGAGGAGGCGGAGAGTTGAGCCAGGTTAAAGGAATTAATCCGGGTCGTCTGAAGCATCGCATCACGATCATGCGGTATCAGGAAAGTGAAGATGAACTTGGAAACACGGTCAACACATTGACTCCGCTTAAATCCTGTTGGGCGGAGCTTCGGCCCATACGAGGCAAAGAGCAACTCGAATACTACAAAAATATTAATGATTTGATGTACAAGATCACAATCCGGTACACAGATGTGACAGAGAAAGACGTAGTTAGTTATAAAGGACGGCAGTTCCAGATTAACTACATCACGAATCCATTGGAAGACAATTATTATCTTGAGCTCATGTGTACGGAATCAAAGGATCATGCAGTAAAGGAGGCGGAAAGTGTCTGATGTAAGTTATGCGGACGTTATCCGTACTGTAAATGATATTTTGAAAGTGAACTATCCAGAAATTACAAGATACGGCAATGATACCGTGGATAAAGCGGTACCGCCGTATTTTTTTGTTGAGTGTATTCCAGTAGGGGTAAACCGGCAGACGAAAAATATGCTGAATAAGTCCTGCAGCGTCATGATTACGTATGTGCAGAGAATCTCCAATCAGGTGGATAACCTTTCCAAAGCGGAAAAAATAGGGGAAAAGCTGGGAATGAATCTCTGTGTGAATGACAGACAGCTGCAGGTACATCGATATGTGCACGAATATATCGGGGAAAAGAACAACATTTTACAGATTTCGTTTGCACTGGACTGGTGGGAAAGCACACAGAAGCCTTCAGAAGAGGAAATAATGGAACATTTACATACCGAGCTTACGGCGAAAGGAGAATAAATGGCTAAGTTATTATCACCAAGTATTTCGATCACGTTCGTAGAAAAGGCAGCAAGCATGATTGAGCGGGGATCAAGAGGAATTGTTGCGCTGGTGCTCAGAGATGCCAGCATCAAAGGAGAGCCAGAAGTTTATACCATCCGGGATGTGACGGGAATTCCGGCGGGATGGTCAGAGGCAAATAAGCAGTACGTCAAGGACTGCTTGAAGGGGTACAGCACTGCGCCGCTGAAAGTGATTGTTTACGTGATGTCGGCAACGGAAGAGGCAGAGCAGCTGTATACGGATATGTTGAGTTATCTGGAGACGGAAACATTCCAGTGGCTTGCGATTCCAACGGTTGAGACGGACGGAAAAACCAGCGATATTGTTTCGTGGGTTAAAACGCAGCGCGAGAATGATAACATGATCAAGGCGGTTCTGCCGAATGCGGACGCGGCGGATTGCGAAGGAATCATTAACTGGGTCTCCACGCTTTCGTATGAGGAAACTGTAAGCAGCGATGGCAATAATACGACGGTAACCGTTAAAAAATACACACCGGAGCAGGGAACACCGAGAATCGCGGGTATTCTGGCGGGAACTGATATTACAATCTCGGCAACTTACGCACCGATGAAGGATTTCAGTGATACATCACGTCTGAATCAGAGCGAAAGGGATACTGCTGTAGGTGCAGGAAAATTAATCGCTTTATGGGATGGTGAGAAAGTGAAACTGGATCGGGCGGTTACGTCGTTTGTGACTACGACAGCTAATAAAGGAGATTCTTTTAAGAAAATCAAGCTGGTTGAGGATATGGATATGATCAAAACGGATATTCAGTCCACGATTCAGGATGATTATATCGGCAAATATGCGAACAGCTATGACAATAAGTGCCTCTTAATTACAGCGATTAACGGATATTTCAAAACACTGGTAAGTGAGGGTGTGATTGAATCAGGTACGGCAGAGGTTGACATTGAATCCCAGCGGACTTATCTGGAAAGTCTGGGGAAAGAGGTTATGGTAAATGGATCCACCAAGAAACCGGACGAACTGTCGGATGACGAGGTTAAGGTGGCCAATACTGGTTCGCATGTATTTTTAAAGGCTACAGTAGTACTTACCGATGCCATCGAGGATGTGAGCCTGACGATCAATGTGTAAAAGAGTTGCGGTATCGCAACGGAAAGGAACAGCATGAAAGAATTTGAATCAAACCGCACGATCAACGGAAGTTATGGAGAAGTGTGGCTGGATGATGACTATCTTGGAGAAATTGAATCTGGAAAAGCCGAGATTGATATTACATACACGGATATCCAGATGGCACGCCGCATTATCAACGGTAAAAAAATGACAAAGGCAGAGGGAAAAGGCTCTATTAAGCTGCATCATGTCCGCAGTAACATCGCAAAAAAAATGTCAGATGCAGTCAAGAGCGGGAAAACTGCTAGTTGCAAAATTATTATGCGCCTGGCTGATCCGGATGCTCTTGGCGAGGAAAGAGTGGTCTTATATGGATGCAAATTCAGCAAGGCTACACTGATGGATTGGGAAGGCGGAAAAGTAACGGAAGAATCCTATGATTTCTCTTTTGAGGATTGGGACTTCCTGGATTCGATTATTGCATAGGAGGAAGAACGATGGCAATTTTATCAATTGATACACTTATGAAACTCGACCGGAAGCTTGTGGAAGAGATCCCGACGAAAGAGGTACGCGCAAAGCATTTATCTAAAATTATGGGAAAAGACGTCAGCGTGAAGATTAAAGCGCTGTCCGGAGAAACCTATATAGGTCTGCTTGCTACGGCCACCAACAAGAAGGGTAATGTGGATCCGGCGAAAACCTATAAGGCACAGACGCTGATTGTTGTGGAGGCGATGCAGGAGCCGTCTTTAAAGGATAAGGAACTGCAGAGCCATTTCGGTGCTGTATCACCGGCAGATCTGGCGCGGATTCTGTTCCCAGGCGGAGAAATGACCTCTGTATTTGGGGAGGTGGCGGAGCTCTCTGGATATGGAGATGAGGAAGAAACGGATGAAGAGGTAAAAAACTCGTAGATACCGACGTTGATTTCAAGCTGATGTTTTATCTTTTTTGTAATCATGACTGGGCACCGTCGGTATATTTTGATGCACATGAGTCAGATAAGAGAGTGATCCGCGCCTTTGCAAAGATGGAAGCAGAACTTGTTAAGGAACTTCGGGAGAAGATAAATGGAGGAAAGTAATGATAAGGCTTGAATTTGATGGCGCGGATGAGCTGATAGCAGATATGCAGAAACTGGTATCTGATTATCCGAAAGAAGCTTCAAATGCGCTGTTTGAAGTAGCAGAAAATTTTAACGAAGATGTTAATGCAAAGATGCCAGGCAGTTACGGAAATAAAATAAGAAAATGGAAAATCGCAGGAGCCAAGGAAGGGATCAGCTCGTTTGTAACGAGCGCCAACCGGGCTCCTCATTTTCATTTAGTCGAAAACGGACACGCAAAATATGATTTTCACGGGCATTATACGGGTGGATTTGTACCTGGCAGGCATTATGCAGAGCGGACGCGCCAGGAATATCAGGAGAAGTATCCGGAACTTATATCCGGAAAGATTGAAGAAATGTTGAAAAAGCATAACCTTTGAAAGGGGGACAGGAATAAGTGGCCAAGAAAGATGTAGATGTACGGTTTAATTTAATAGACAATTTTACGGCATCTTTTAATAAAACGATCCAGACCATGACTGCTGGCACGAAGAAAGCACAGAATGCCTGGAAGAGCGTGTCAAAATTTGGAGACAGCATCACAGGTATGGGAACAAAAATGTCTGCCGTTGTAACTGCCCCTCTCGTAGGCCTAGGCGCGGCATCAGCATCAGAATTTGGCAATGTGGACAAGTCTTTAAAGCTGGTACAGCAGACGATGGGATCGACCGATGCGCAGGCAAAGACGTTGGAGAGTGCAATTAAATCGGCAGCGTCTAATTCGGTATTCGGGATGCAAGATGCCGCGGATGCAGCGCTTAACTTCGCGCGACAGGGCTTTGATGCGGCGACGGCGGCGGACATGATCGCTCCGGCAATGGATCTGGCAGCCGGAACAGCTACAGATCTGGCTACGGTTACCGGCGGCGTTGGTAACGCATTGAAGATGTTTTCGGATCAAGGACTGAAAGCAAATGATGCAGCGGACATGCTGGCGAAAGCGCAGGCACAGGCCAATACCACGGTGCAGGATTTATTTGATTCGATGTCGGTTGCCGGTCCAATGTTGGATTCGGTTGGATGGAGTTTTAAGGATTTGGCTGTTATTACGGATGTATTTGGTGATGCAAGTATATCTGGTTCGGAAGGTGCGACGGCAGTTAAAACAGGCTTGGCAAGATTGGCAGCACCGGCAAAAGAAGGTGCCGATGCTATGAAAAAACTGGGGCTTAGCTTCTTTGATGCTAGTGGAAAAATGGATGATATGCAGACCATGCAAAAGAAGCTGCATGATTCCTTTGCTGGGTTAAGTGATCAGGAACAGATGGCGGCAGCGTCGGCTATATTTGGTAAAAACCAGATGGGAAAATGGATGACGCTGATCAACCAGTCTCCGGATACGTTTGCGAAATATGCGGCTGGACTGGATGGAGCTGCTGGTTCGGCAAATAACATGGCGAGCGCATTACTGTCGGGTCCCGGCGGCGCGGTTGAAAAATTGAAATCATCGTTTGATGTGTTTAAGTACACAGTCGGTGATACGGTGGCGAATGCGGTAACACCGTTTGTTGAGAAAATAACGGCGCTACTTGATAAGTTTAACAATATGGATGAGGCGCAGCAGAAGCAGATTGTTAAATGGGCGGCAATGGCGGCGGCAGTTGGACCGGGACTGATGATGTTTGGAAAAGTCGTGTCTACGGCCGGAAAAGTTGGAGTAAGTTTGAATAAAATTGTCGGAATCGCTTCCAGGGCGGCAGGTGGTTTTAAAGCCTTACGTACAGGAGCGGGATTGGTGCAGGCTGGAATTGCAGCGTTGACTTCACCGGTCGCACTGGTTTTGGCGGCGATCACGGCGTTGATTGTCGTGATTATTTCCATTAAAACGCATTTTGATGTGTTTAAGGCAGCCTTGAATTCAACGTCTCCCACGTTTCAGCGTTTAAAAACTAATATCCAAAAATTGATGACCACGATCCAGCCGCTTATCAGTAAAGTGCAGGAAGTTGCGCCAGTATTCATGAATGTATTTGGTACCGTGATTGCAGGTGCGTGTGGTACAGCGCTTTCTATTTTGGGAGCGTTATTAGCTGGAGTGACTACGATAGTAACTGGAATTATAGAAGTAATTCAAGGTATTATCACGTTTGTGACAGGACCTTTTACAGTCGGTTGGTCAGCCGGATGGGAAGGCGTGAAACAGATCTTTAGTGGTATATGGGATGTCATAAAAGGAATTGTAGAGTCAGCAATAGGCGTATTCGGCGGTCTGGCAGATAGCGTCAAAGGGTTGCTGGGACTGGGAGGAGAGAAAAGTAAAAGTTCAGCATCTGGCAAAGTGCCTGGAAGGGCGGTCGGTGATCGTTTCTGGCGCGGCGGTCTGGTACAGGTTCATGAACGCGGCGGCGAGATTTTGGATCTCCCACGTGGTACAAGGATTTATCCTCATGACGTATCGATGCAGATGGCAAAGGCGTCTGCGGGGCAGTCGATCAACATCCCAAAACTTGCCGATACCATTGTGGTTAGAGAGGATGCAGACATTAACCGTATCGCGGATACTTTGCTAAAAAAAATCAAGGCGGCATCCGGAAACATGGGAGGTGTGAACATTGCTACAAATATGGCTTAAGGGCGGCGGAAGCCGAATAAGGATTCCGGTAGTGCCCGCAGAGTATACTGTAACATCGGAGCAAGATAACACATCCGTTACCGTGTGCAATCTTGGCGAGGTTACGCTGCGGGGAAAGCGGAAACTGCAGCAGATCAGCTTTTCCAGTTTTTTTCCGAGACAGTATGACTCTGGATACTGTGATGTACCCTCTAAGAGCCCGATCACTATGGTAAAAAAAGTTGAAAAAATGAAACGTGCCGGGAGTGTGAAACTGATTATTACCGGGGTGCTGTCCATGAAAGTGACCATCGAATCGTTCGAATGGGGCGAGAATGATGGTACAGGGGATATCAGCTATACGCTTAGTATGAAGGAATATCGGACGGTCAGCATCCCGGCGTCAGTGCTGGTGAAAGAGCAGCCAGCACAGCCAGCGGCAGCCGGAAGCGACGGGGGAACATCCGGAAGGGATCAGCCGGAGACGACTGGAACACAAAGCTACACAGTCAAATCTGGTGACAGCCTGAGTGCTATTGCCAGAAAACTGACCGGATCAACCAATTGGCAGACGATTTATGAGCAAAATAAAGCGGTGATCGGCAGCAACCCCAATATGATTAAACCGGGGCAGGTACTGACAATACCGGGGGCAAAGACATGATTTTACAGTTGATTAAAATGCAGGAAAATATGCAGTATGACATATCTAAAGCGGTGGATTCCGTCACGTGGTCTGGCAGTGTCTTAAATGCCGGGCGTTCTGTAGAGTTTGCGTTGTTAAACGATCCGTATGATTCTGGGCTTAAAATCCCAGCTGTTTGCACGGGTGACTATATAGCACTGTCGGATGGAGATGAGTTGTTTTATGGACAGATTTTTAACATCGATCGGTCAACGGCGATCGGTACAATCACGTATACGGCTTATGATATCATGAAAAATCTTTTGGAGTCCAATGGGCGTTACAACTTTAAAAATGTGACTCCGGAAGCGGTTGCAGCGCAGGTACTGGCGGACATAGAGGTGCCGTTTAATCATCTGGAGCCAACCGGGATCAACATCAAGTCGATGATTTGTGACTCGTCGCCGTATTATGACATCATCTTGGGGGCTTATACACAGGCCTACCGGATGACAGGCAAACGGTATCTGCCGATGATTTGGCAGAGGGAGTTTGGCGTATGGCCGGCTGTTTATACGGTGGGCAATTTTACCCTGTCAGATGACTCTAATATTACGGCAGCCTCACTGTCTGAAAACGTGGACGGCATTAAAAATGTCATAAAGATTTATGATGACAAAGGCAACCAGGTCGGGGAGGTATCGAACGACCCGAGCACGTATGTGTATGGTATTTTTGCGGATGTATATGAGCAGGAAAAGGGCGTGGATCCAACTACGGCGGCTAATAATATGCTCAAAGTAGATCCGGAACAAAAGATTACGATCTCGGCAGTCGGAGACCTTAACTGTCTGTCAGGGTACTCTGTTGTGGTTAAGGATGCCGCCACGGGGCTGTCAGGAAAATATTGGATCACCAGTGATAAACACACATGGCAAAATAACGTTCACACGATGGAATTGGAACTGTCCTTTGAGCAGCTCATGGATGAAAAAGACATAGAGACTGGAGAGGAGGAGAAGAATGGCTGATACTTACGCGGAATTTGTGCAGATGATGAGAGATCAAGGCGCGGTCAACAACGGACCATCAATTGAGTTGGCGGTCATGACGGGACCAAAGAGCTGTAAGATTGGCACGCTGCAGTTATCAGGCGAGGATCTATATATTCCGGATCGTCTCATGTCTCCAGCGTGTACGGGGGTCAAAGTGCCGGCTTTAAATAAGGATGCCAGCGCCTACTCCTCGCCGCTCAAAGCAGGAGATACTGTGGCGGTTTGTCGGCTGTCACAGACGGCATATCTCATTTTACAGAGGGTGGTGAGTGGAGTATTTTACCGACATTTATGCAGACACAGATTGAGACACAGACTCAGATATCGAGCGTAATAGAGGTACCAAAAGAGTATGGCCTTGATTTTGAGACAGGACAGCTGACTGGAGAGATAGTCGAGGGTATTGAGGCGATTAAGGTGTGGATCTGGCTCTGCTTGCATACGCAGCGGTTTAGGTGGCCGATTTACTCATGGGACTACGGTGCTGACTTGGAGCAGTACATCGGGCAGTCGATCACGGAGGAATTTTTAAATGCAGACTGCGAGGATGAGATCCGGGAGGCACTGTTGGTAAATCCGTTTATTACGGATATTGAGGACTTTGAGGCATCGTTTGACAACGGAAGGCTGGTAATATCATTTACCGTCGTCACCAAATTTGGCAACACGGAGGTGGATTACGATGTATGAGGATAAAACGTATAGCTCGATATTACAAGACGCGCTGCAGGAGATTGGTGCAGGCGTCCAGACAGGCGAAGGCTATTTGACGTACAATGCCTTGTCAGCATTGGCGTATGAGCTCCAAAAGCTCTACATCCAGCTTGACTATATATCAAGACAGAGCCACGCAGACACAGCGGATTTGGATGAGCTAGTCGAGATAGCAAAGGACCGCGGCATTTATCAAAAAAAGGCCACAAGTGCCTATGTATCTGTAAAGGGCAACACTGTTATCCCGATCGGGACAAGATTCTCGCTTAAATCCTTTAACTACCGTATTGTCGAGGCAATCAACGAGAATACATATACATATAAAGCTGCCTGTGAGGAGACCGGCACGGGACCGAATAACCTGACCGGAGAGTTGATTGCAATCGATCATGTGGATGGACTGGAAAAAGCGGAGATAACGGAGGTGCTTATCAATGGCGAGGAGGATGAGTCCAGGGATGCCCTCTATGCACGGTACCTGGCAAGTTTTACATCAGAATCGTTTGGTGGCAACATTGCTCAGTATAAGCAGTATGTCAACGCGATTGCTGGCGTGGGTGGCTGTAAAGTGCAGCCGGTCTGGAATGGCGCTGGCACTGTCAAGGTGGTGGCAATCAGCTCTGAGCATGGAGCGTGCTCTGAGTATCTGATCAACCAGATCCAGGAAGCTGCCAGCCCAACACAGGGGAGTGGGTACGGCTTTGCTCCGATCGACCATGAGGTCACGGTGGTGTCTGTCAATGCGGTAAAGGTCAACGTCATGGCAAAGTTGGCATACATGAGCGGATACGGCTGGAGCAGCCTAAAGGATGCGGTCACGGCCAAGATATCTGATTACCTCAAAAGCCTGGCTACAGTATGGGCGGACGGCGATTCATCAACCAAGACCACTGTCTATGTAGCAAAGCTGCAGGCGGCCGTCCTGGATGTGCCAGGAGTAGTAGATATCACAGAGACACAGCTCAATGGAGCAACGGGCAATCTTATCCTTGATTGGGATCAGATCCCGGTGGTAGGAGAGGTGAGCACGTTATGATCAATACGGTCCAGTATTATCCACCACACATAGCCGACATAGAGGAATTTAAATGGATTGCCAAGGTCTATGACAAAAAGCTGCAGCTGATATGGGATCATATCGATCAGATGCAGATCAACCGGCGCTTTGATGAGATGGATGAGTCAGAGTGTAGCCGCTGGGAGACTATGATCAACATTAAGCTGACAGGCGAGGAGACATTGGGAGACCGTCGGCGTAATATCAAGGGCATCTGGACGTCCGGACTGCCGTATACGGCCAAAAAGTTTAAAGAGGTTTTGGATGCGATGATTGGTCCAGAGTATTATTTGCTCGATATTAATCGGCAAAAAAAGACTCTCAAAGTTGATTTGATGCTTGATGTTATCATGCAAGATAAATATATCTATAACCTTATGCGGGCGATGGCACCGGCTGACATGATTGTAACAGTATCAATCATGTTTAATCGTAACCGGGCATTTAAGGGATATACCAATGCAGATTTAAAAGCTTATACAAATCATGAGCTTAGGACATCAACGATTTTTAAGCAAGAGTACAATACAAATAAGCACCTGGGAGAGTACACAAATCGAGATCTTGCATCTTATATGGAAGTTGCTCTTATGACCCAGAGATTAGGAGGCTGACATGGCGACAAAAACAGATAAATATGAGCTGCGTAAAAAAGAGGACAACGACTTTTATAATATCGATGATTTTAACGATAATATGGATAAAATCGAGACAGCTCTGACAGAGTTTGACGATTCTGGCAGCGCGGATGGAATTACCAGCTTTACTGACATGCTCACTAAGCTTGTCACTGGTAATAAACTGGCAGTTACGCTCCGTAATTTAAAGGCAGGACTGCAGTTTGTATTACACGCTGGATCGATTGTAAACAACTGCGTGACGGACAACGCCAAGCTGCCACTGTCGGCGGCGCAGGGGAAGGCGCTGCAGGATGCGATTACTAAGTTAAATGGTGATGTCGAACTTTGGAATGGAACTTTGTCATCAGGACAAAGCCTAACTGTTCCAGGCATATC